CGCCTGTATTTATTGCTTCTCCTGCACTTTCACCAACAGCCGTGTTGTAAGTATTTGTAGCTGTCGTAAAGTTTTGTGNTTTTAATGCACTATCTCCGATTGCTACACTTTTACTTCCTAGTGTATCTGAAGTTAATGCTTGCGAACCCACAGCTACATTATTATCAGCATCAGTAAGAGAGTCACCTGCAAGTCCACCAATAATGGTGTTTTCTACGCCAGTTGTTAATGCTTCTGCTGAACCATAACCAACGGCTGTGTTAAAAGTGTCTGTGTCTGTAGTGACGTTAAAGGTAACCATTGAGTTACCACCAATAGCAGTGTTTTTATTAGAGGCTGTGTTTGCTCCTAATGTACTAACTCCCAAGGTTGTATTATAATCTCCATTTGTGATTGCATCGCCTGAAAGTGCGCCAACAAGAGTATTTACAGTACCACCAAGTATTGATTTACCTGCGCCATCTCCAATCGCTACATTATAAGTATCTGCCGCAGTTCCTGACGTATTCTGAGCAGCAAGAGTATTTGTTCCAATAGCAGTATTACTTCCACCAGAGACATTTGCAGCTAATGCATTCAAACCTATGGCAACATTACTGTTACCACCTATATTCAAAACAGCTAACGCTGATTTACCAATAGCAACGTGATTACTGCCAGTATCTTCTGCACTAAACGCACCATATCCTATTACCACGTTACCATCGCCTGTAGTGAGTGCATCCCCTGCTAGTCCACCTATGAGGGTGTTTTGGACTCCTGTATTTATTGCTAAACCTGCGTCTGCACCTACTGCTACGTTGTAAGAATCTGCACCTGCATCTAGATCTTTTAATGCCCTATAGCCAACAGCCGTGTTAAAGCCGTGACCATCTTCAGTTGATAATGCCTCATAACCTATAGCTACATTGTTAGCTCCTGCTGCTAAAGCATCACCTGCAAAAGCACCCATTATAGTATTCTTAACGCCTGTACTAACAGATAAACCTGCGTCTACACCTACAGCGGTATTGTATCCTTCTGCACCTGCATCTAGAGTTTTTAATGCTCTATAGCCTATGGCGGTATTGTTACCATGAGCATCCTCAGTTGAGAGTGCTTCATAACCTATTGCAGTATTGTTAGCTCCTGCTGCTAAAGCATCACCTGCAAGAGCGCCTACTATAACATTCTTAACACCTGTAGTAACGGATAGTCCTGCATCATAACCTACTGCTACGTTTAGACCAGACGCACCTGCGTTCTGTGTTTTTAAGGCACGATAACCAATAGCTGTACTTTCACCATTACCATCTTCTGTAGCTAATGCTTCAAATCCTACAGCTACGTTGTTACCCCCTGCCGCAAGAGCAACCCCTGCAGAAGCACCAACTAAAGTATTCTTTACGCCAGTTGTAGCTGCTGTACCTGCTAGGTAGCCTACTGCTGTATTAAAAGCATCTGCACCTGCGTCAAGTGTTTTTAATGCTTGATAACCAATAGCTACGTTGTCTCCATGACCGTCTTCTGTAGACAGAGCTTCAAAACCCACAGCCGTATTGTTAGCTCCACCTGCAAGTGCTACACCTGCTGAAGCACCCACTATAACGTTTTTAACACCAGTTGTAACTGCAGTACCTGCTTGGTATCCAACTGCTACGTTTAAACCAGAGGCTCCTGCGTTTTGTGTTTTGAGTGCTTGATAACCAATGGCAACACTTTCACCATTAGCATCTTCAGTCTTAAGTGCCTCAAAGCCTACCGCTACGTTAGCTGTACCTGTATTTAAAGCTGTACCTGCATATGCACCTATTACAGTATTGTCTGATGCTGTTGTGATTGCTGTACCTGCATCGTAACCAATGGCTACGTTGTCATCTCCATCAGTAGCTGTATCTAAAGCATTAGCACCTATGGCAATGTTTCTTTTACCTGTAGTCATTGCTTCGGCTGCTTGATAGCCCACCGCTACGTTAAATGAGTCAGCACCTGCGTTAAGTGTCTTAAGAGCTTGATAACCTATAGCTGTGGCAGTACCATGACCATCTTCAGTTTTTAAAGCCTCAAAGCCTACTGCAACATTACCTGCACCTGCTAAAAGGGCTACACCTGCAGAAGCACCAATAAGTGTATTCTGAACCCCTGTTGTTACCGCTGTACCTGCTTGATAACCTACAGCAACGTTTAAGCCAGATGCACCTGCATTCTGTGCCTTTAGTGCTTGGTATCCGATAGCAACAGTTTCACCGTTACCGTCTTCTGTTGACAAAGCCTCAAAGCCAATAGCTATGTTCTTACCACCAACAGTCAAAGCATCACCTGCAGATGAACCTATGGCAATGTTATGATCACCCTCTGTGAGTGCAGTTAGTGCAGCATTACCTAAAGCAATGTTGTCTCCACCGGGGCTTGTTCCATCTAAGCTATCTAATGCAGTTAAACCAAATGCTATGTTTCTAGCACCGTCAGGAAAGTTACCGTCTAGTCTAATGGTAGCATCTGTACCTTCATCATCAAAGACTGTTATTCCATGTGTTGTAATTGAGCCATCAAAAAATGCATTCTTATACATTAGTGATGCTGTACCCAAGTCCACAGTATTATCTGTCTTAGGACGCATGGCTGATGCAGTTATTACTACATCCTGAGAAGGACCAACTTTTTCAATCGGTGCACCCTCTGCAGATGTTCCGTCATGTGTGTGACCACTAGACGCATGAAACGCAGATACTACTGCATCAAACTCACCGTCTAGGTCTGAAGCATTAATAACGTTACCATCAGCAATGTTATTAGATGAGTCATTTCTAGTGTAACCTGTTCCCATAATTTTTTACCTTCTTGTGTTTGTTCCATACTCTAATGTGATAGCATCTAGTGAAAATGGTGGGTCTGTGCTATCAGTTGTATACTGTAGAGATACGACAAAACCCGATCCTATTAATTGTGATTCAAAAAGTGTTTGTAGTTTACTTCCAAATGTGGCTGTACCAAATGTTGAGTTACCATAAATAGATACTGCCCCTGTTGTGTTGTTTAAAGAAATTGCAGATGGCTGCACACTATTGTTCTGATCAAAGTCTAATTTAAGAGTTGCATCAAATGAAACACTACCCTGTGGGTCTGTATACAAAAACATCTTATAAAATGTCTTACGTACTCGTGGGTCACTAATTGGCATATATGGTGTAGCAAAAGTAGTCTCTATGTTAGACCCATTAAAACTATTGCCACTTTCCATTTTGTATAAGTAACCATCATCGTTTGCAAATACAATTGTTTCTGCACTTTCGATGTATTTACTATCTGCTACATATGCCTGTATGCCCTGTAAAGCTGACCAAGACATTCCTTCACCACCTTGTGCAGCCGTTTGTGTTCCAAGTATACCCTTTGCATTTTCTTCTGATGTATTAGGGTTGTATCCAAATATTCTATACTGTGATTTACTTCTAACAACAACACTAGCAAAAGAACTATTACTACTTACTAAGTCTATGAGTTCTTTTTGTATGTTTTTAGAAACAACTCCTAAACCAAAGTCTCCTATTCTTTCTGTACCACTAAGTAATCTTAAACCATCAGGAGCAAGAAACATTACATCTCCACCTACTTCTTGTATAGTACCTGTGTCTATACATCCTATGTCTAGTGTAATAGGTTGTAAGTTAAAATCTGCTACTGTGTTTCCTACAAGTTGGAATATAGAAGAGTCAGTAAATATAATTAGTTGTTGTCTAAATACAATTAATCCTGTTACATCTGCTCCTACAGATATTGTACCAGAACCATTTGCTACTGTAAAGTCACTATCAGTATATGGTGCTGTAAATGTTATTACATTATCTTTAGCAAAGAACAGTTGGTTTTTAAAGTTTGCAACAAAACTAGCTGCTGTTACATCTGTAGGTGCATCAATAAGATTTGTAAATATATTTGCTTCAGTAAATGTAGCAGGTACATTTGAACCATCTACAATAGCTATCTTTTCTGTTCCATCAAAATTGTATGTAGTAAATCTAACTTTAGTTGCGGTTTCTCTTGACGTACTCAAAAATGTTATAATAGCATTGTCTGCAGGTGCGCTTGCTAAAGCAGGGGCTATTGCTAGTGTTGAACCACCAGAACTTACACTTGCGTTAGAAGTAACAGTATATATTTTATCAGTTACACTACTAAATGTTAAGTCTACATTATTAGCTATTGATTGAGCAGATGATATTACTAAGTTTTGTTGGTCAGATAAACTTGCTACAGTTGTTCCATCTGCAACACCAGTTCCTGTAACTGTCATACCTGCAGCAATAGTACCGACATTAGTATCTACTACAAGTGCTGTAGCGCTAGATGTGGCTCCGTTTACTTTTGCTGTAGGTCCGTCAGCAGCTATCTTAAAAACATCACCTGCTTGAGGTGTACCTGTTAAACCATCTACAACAAGACTTGTACCACTTTGTGATGCACCATTTACTAACACAGTGCCATAGGAAGGTACATTTAAAAGAGTNTANCCAGAACCTGNAGTTTTAAATAAGTCATCATTCTTAGCAACAATAACACTGTCTTTATATAAACCACAACCTAATGTTAAAAAATCTGTGATTGTAGAAACAAACTCTACGGAGTCTCCGTTAGATGGTGAAGTAAGTAAGCTAGTAGTAAAAGTTAAAGTAGCAGTATTATTTGTATCATTAAAACTAACACCACTACCTGCTATTGTGTATACCTTAGTAAATGTTAGTGTAACATCATTTGCTAATGTTTGTGCATTAGATAGTACAATATTATTTTGATTTGTTACTGAAGCTATTGTTACTGTTCCAGATATACCAGTGCCTGTAACTGTCATACCTGCAACAAGAGTTCCAGAGTTACCATCTAATGCAAGTGCAGTAGTACTGCTAGTAGCACCATTTACAACGGCTGTAGCATGTGTAAGTTTAACCGTATCACCTGCAACTGGAGTTACTCTTATGTTAGCTATGTTAAGGCTTGTACCAGTTTGACTAGCACCAGTTACAACAGGAGAGCCGTAGGGTGGTATTAGGGCATCATCGTACTTAGTGTAACCTTCTATCCTACGATATCCACCCTCAACAGATGGTTCAAAGTTTTTAAGTATCCTTGCAGATCCGGGCATGTTAATACCCTGCTGTAATGGACTTACGTTTGTTACTAGCCCACCCCGAAACTCAATCGGATATGTTTGACGATTTGTTGGCATCTATATTGTCGTAACTCTAGTGTTAGTTGCTAAAGTATTAGTTAAAACGGTAGATCTAACATAATCATATCTGTTTATATAGAGGCTTCTCATTTGTTTTATTTCTTGTTCAAATCTCTGTTGAACTATAGCCGCCTCTTGACCTTCACCTCTAAACAAGTATGCAAAGTGCATAGCCCCATTTACAATAACATACCTAAACTGCTCAGGTATAGTTGGAACATCAGTAGAGTTAATTAAATCAACAGGTAGTCTGTAGTACTCATACACAATAGTATAGGCTTTGTCAGGTGGTTGAACTATAGCATACTCTTGACTAGGAGTTTTAACTACGAATGCAGGTATTTGTCTTATACCAGTTGATGTGTTGTACTCTGCGTCTACATAACTTTCTAAGTACTCTTCATAAGAAAGAGCTTTTAATTTTACAGTAGAATTACCTAGTGTAACATCTCTCTTTATTCTAAAACTATCAAAGTCTAGAACTTTAGCGTCAGAAGGAAAAGCATACCTAACTAAACCAGCCGTTAATGTTTCCTCTTCTTCAACATGGTTAAAAGGCCACTCATATTCGTGTTGGTTAATAAAACGTAGTGATGCATTGACAGCATCTCTAATCATTGAGTATTCACCTTTAGCTGTACTAAAGTTAGTAGTTGTTAATTCTACTTCATTTAACCTTCGGTTTACGTCATTAACAATACCAATGTAATCGTATGCCATCTACCGTTCCTTTAACCGTATCTTAACACTTCTCTCGGCTGTACTACCAGTGTTGTCGGTCATTTGACAAAAGAAAGTGTACTCAATATTATTTTGACCGCCACCTATATTTATAGTTGCTACAGTGTTAGTATTTGTTTGAGATACATTTTGTATACTGTCTGTTGTTGCACTACTAGAAGCTGTTGTAAGGTTTTGACCTGATGCTAATTCTGTTTTTGTAGTAAACAGATTTGATTTTACAAACCACTTAACACTACTAATTATTGCGGTATCAAGAAACCTTGACCAATCTATACTGTAATCTAGTGTTTCATCTGGATCTTTTATAGGCCAACGAAAACTCATTTGTTAATCCTCATTTGCGTATACAACTCTATCTGCTGATGTAGGTTTTTTCTCTATAAAAACTAACCTATTTTCTGCACTAACTCTTACTGTTCTTTCTGCTGAAGTACTCATTAAGCTGCCCTTTGAATACTAACAGAACGTCTTTTACTGTATAAGTGTGCTACAGCTTGATAATCAAATTGTACTGCTATTACATTTGATCTAGTAAAACCTATATCACTTGTGATAGTTGGTGTAGTTATTCCTGCCCCAGTGTTTATTGAAACACTACCAACAGAACCTGTAGCTGAGACACCACTTATATCTGTTTTAATATTAGGTGATACTACACCTAAAGAAACTGTACCTACTACTCCAGTTAAAGACTGTGAGCTAGCGATAGACACTTGCCCTATAGATACAGTAGATGTTACACCTGTTAAACCTGCACCAACATGGACTTGAGAAGTAGGTATAGAACCTACACTACCTGTACCTACTGTAGTAGCAGTAAGACGTACACCAATGTCTACTTCAAAACCACCAATTTCAGGGGGTTCTATTTCTCCTGTACCAGAGACACCTGTTACAGCTATTACTGGTGTAACCCTGCCAAATCTAGCTGTACCAAAAACACCTGTACCATAGAGAGCATCATTAGCACCGAAAGTAGCCATAGTTTATGCTATTCTAATTATAGTAGTACTTGCTCCAACAGCAGGAAACTCAATGGTTAAGTCACCTGCAACAGCAGTTACAGTACCACCAAAATCAATTACACAAATAGCTGAATTAGAGTTTGCAGTATTATAAATAATACATCCATCTGCTGATGTAGATACGTTTGAAAATACTTCGTCTGCAAAGTCTACCATAGCAGTTGTTCCACTGACTGTGATAGATGGACTGCCTAAAGCTTGTCCACCTGCAGAATAGTTAGTACCAGAAGCCTCATCTGAGGCATCCGTTACGTTTGAATAATTTGTAGTAGCTGCGCCATACGTGCCACTGTTGCTAGGTT